ACTCGAACAGCAGGGACTTCTTGACTCCATGCTGAGAGGTTACAAGACCAACAAGCTGGTGCCGCTGACACTTAACATTCCCGGCGTGCTGACAGCCAAACTGGATGCGAGGCTCTCGCTCATACCGCAAGAGAACGGGCAGGTGGGGCTGGCCGTTCACGGTATACGCAAGGAACCGCAACTGGAACGCCCTTATTTCGGATTTAACTTTAGCGAGGAAGACAAAAGGAACCTGCGTGAGACCGGCAACATGGGACGTGCGGTGGAACTCAACCTGCGTGGCAGCGAGTACACCCCCTGCCTGATCTCCATCGACAAAAACACCAACGAGCTGGTCGCCGTCCGGCAGGAACATGTCTACATCCCGCAGGAAGTGAGTGGGGTAAGACTTACGGACGAGGAGATCAGACTGCTGAAGGAGGGACAACCTGTCAAGGTGGAGGGGATGATCTCCAAGGCGGGGAAGGAATTTGACGCCACGCTCCAATACAGCGCCGAGCGCAGGGGGTTGGAGTTCATCTTCCCGAAGAACCAGGTATTCAACGAGAAATCCATCGGGGGCGTACCGCTCTCACCTACCCAGATAAAGATGCTCAGCGAGGGACATACCATCCTGGTCGAGGACATGAAGTTCAAGAACAGGGACGGAGCTTTCTCCGCGTTTGTCACGATAGACCAGACGACGGGACGGCCGAATTACACCCGTCATAATCCGGAAACCGGAGAAATCTATATTCCAAAGGAAATCTGCAACGTGCAGCTGACAGCCGAGGACAAGGAGGTTCTGCGCAAGGGGCAGGCCGTCTATCTGGAAAACATGATCAACCGTAAGGGAGAGGAATTCTCCGCATTTGTCAAGCTGGACATGAATACCGGCAGGACGATGTACTCACGCACGCCGGATGGGTTCAACGAGCAGCAGGCACCACGTATCCCGGCGGAGGTTTACGGCCATGTATTCACGGCGCAGGAAAAGGCGAACCTCCAGGACGGGAAGACCCTCCTGGTCGAAGGACTGAAAAACAACGGGCAAACGTTCAGTTCCTACCTGAAAGTAAACCCTTATTCCGGACAGTTGCAGTATTTCCAAGAGAACCCTGATATTCGCAGGGATACTTCCCGTCGTGCAGCACAGGCGGATACCGCCCAAGGCCAGCAGCAGGAACAAAAGAAGGGCGCAAAACAAGCGGTATAACCCCAATCAGAGAGAAACAAAATGAATTTTACAAACATCAAATCCCCAAACCGTATGAATACGAATCGGAACATCCCTTATAATTATAATGTAAAAGATATTGATTGGCCCGGCCTGAAGGCCGTGGGTATCAGCAAGGAGCAACTGGAAGCGGACGGCAACCTTGACCTGTTGTTGCAAGGCAAGGAGTCGGAAATCATCCCGTTGAAACTCTGTACCCCGGTAATCAGCCTGACCATGGACGCTACACTCAAACTGGTACCCGGTGACAACAACAGGGCAATCATGGAAATCAACGGCATCCGTCAGGAGGAATCTCCAAAGAAATAACAAAAAAATAAAATAAGTTTAACCTGTCCCTGTACTGCCCAATCCGGTACGGGGCATCAAAAAGAAAAAGAATATGATCGCAATAGTGACTGACAGGCCCAACGTGGGCAGAGAGATAGCAAGAGTGTTGGGAGCCGGCAGAAAAGAGAACGGTTATATGACCGGGAACGGCTACATGGTGACATGGACATACGGCAACATGCTCTCCCTGGCAATGCCGAAGGATTCAGGGACAGCCCATGTGGAGTGGAAGGACTTTCCCCTGCTGCCGCCTTCCTTCCTGACAGTAAGGCACGTGAAGACGGATACCGGGTGGAATCCCGACATCAATGCGGTGCTCCAGTTGAAAGTGATAGCCAAAGTGCTCAACGCATGCGACACCATCATTGCGGCAACCGATGCCTCCCGGGAAGGAGAGATGCTGTTCCGCCATCTTTACGGTTTTCTGGGATGCAAACAACCCTGCCTCCGCCTCTGGATCTCGTCTCTGACGGACGAGGCCATCACGGAAGGTATGGCGAACCTCCTTCCATGTGACCGGTTCGACAACCTGTTCCTTGCGGCGGACAGCCGTAACCGGGCGGACTGGCTTCTGGGGGTCAATTCAAGCTATGCCATCTGCAAGGCGGTAGGCTTCGGGAACAATTCGCTGGGCAGGGTACAGACACCCGTACTGGCGGAGATATGCAGACGGTACCGGGATAGGGAGAACCACATGCCGGCTGACTGCTGGCCCGTATTCATCAGCTTGTGCAAGAATGACCGTATCTTAAAGATGCGTCACGTGGACGACCTGGTGGTCCGCCGGGAGGCACTGGCATTGTACGAGGATTGCAAGGCGGCAAAAAGTGTCCGCATCACAGCGGTAGGGAAACGGACGGAGGAAATCGGGGCACCGGCACTTTACAACCTGGCCGAACTGCAGAAAGATGCGAACCGTTACCATAGCCTGACGGCCATACAGGTGCAGGAGATTGCACAAGGCCTGTACGAGAAGAAGCTGATTTCCTATCCGCGCACCTCCAGTCGCCTGTTGCCAAAGGACGTATATGACACGTTACCGCCTGTCATGGAAAAGATGCTGTCCCGCAAGGAGTTCCGACAATATGCCGATACGGTTGACCTTGCCGCGCCACGGGACAGTATTGAGGCACAAGACACCATGGAGCATCATGCCATCATCATCACAGGCACACAGCCCGGTAAATTGGACCGGGAGGAAATGTTGGTTTACACGCTCATTGTCGGCAGGATGCTTGAAACGTTCATGCCGCCCTGCAAGGTGGAATACACAACCGTCGATGCGGTGTGCGCCGCACGTAAATTCCGCATCCGTACATACCGCATCCTGGAAAAAGGATGGCTCGGAATCTTCGAGAGGGAACATATTGTCGCAAAAGGCCGTATGCCTTACCAGGTGATGCCGGAATTTTTTCAGGAAGAGATACTGCCGGTGGCAGGGTGCAGCCTTATACATAAGAAATCGTTACCGGTCTCCCCTTATATAAATCCGGAAAAACCAGACGTGCCGCTTAACAAAAACGATGCGTTTCAAAAAGTACAAAAACGACGCGTACAAGAAAAACGGTGAGCGCGGTCCTATTCAGCATGATCAAAGCCCACCGTTTTTCTTTCACTTGAACCCTCTTTAAATGGCTTTAAAATATCATTTAAAAGCCATTGCAGATTCAAAATAATTTCCTATCTTTATGCAATTGTTAGGCTGCTATACCTGACACCTCATCCGGCTTCGTGTACAGCATCATGTCTGTATATTTAGCTTGATAGTTTACGCTTGCACTAAACTCCACTTTCCTGCATTCCTTGAATGGGCTGCCGACAAATGGGTTTCGGTCCATCCAGTCGCACAGTTCTAAAATGGAGGACTTGTTCGAGGTGAAGTACACGAACGAATGCCCTTTCAGAACGGTTAGTACATCCAGATAGTCAGCCAGACGCCAGAACATCTTGTAAGTACCCACCTCGGTGGAGAGGTACGGCGGATCAACCAGGAACACCACACCCGGAACATCTTTGTAACGTTTGAATACTTCCTTGTAGTCTTCGCTGGTTATAGTCAGTCCTTCCAGATAATCCTTTGCTTCGGGATAGTCTGTCTGCCGAATCCTATTGTAGATGGCTTCTTTCTTCATTCCTTCCAAACTGGTCACATATTTCATGGCGAACAACAAGGATGCGGAAACCGTGATATAATCCACGTAACCGTGCTCTTTTTCTTCCCTCTCAATACGAGCAAACATTTTATCGCGAACCTCCCCGGTTATACGTTTGTTTCTGGGTTCCCCTTCAGCTATCCGACGCAAATCGGATAACAGCACATTGGTGGCCGGGATATTTACAAGTCGGCAGCGGTAGTTGTCGAAGTCATTATACACAACGGTGGCATCAGGCCTGACACATTTGGTAATATGTGACAGCAGGCCCGAGCCGCCAAACAAGTCCACAAACACGGTGCTGTCCGGGAACTGTCCCAGCACCTTGATAAATTCCCTCGCAAACATGCGTTTCTGCCCCACGAAAGGAAGCGGGGCGGACAAATACATCTTTCTCATTTCATTCTGCTTTAAAACGGCCGCAAAGGTCCACAGAATAAACGAAAAACAGCGGGAAACATGAACTGTTCCCGCTGCAAGACATATACAGCAAACTACACGTTCAACCCGAAGCGGACCGTCTCGTCACCGGCGATCAGCGCACGGGTGCCCGGGATATTATTCTCGTAGATATGTACATTGCCCAGATAGAGAGTGATCGACTTCAAGGGAAGTTCTATCTGCCGCGCCATCAGGTACAGGTGGTAAATATCGGAAGGTAGCCCGAGGTTTGCGTCACTGCTGCGCTGGTAGGCGGACAGAACCAGTTCACCGCCATCTAACTGGAACTGTACCAGACTCAAACAGGGTGCCTGGTTGCTCTCGGCACCGGTTTCGCCCAGAAAAAGCACGTAGTTCTTGCTGTTGCGCCTCTCCCGGTTAATTTTCGCTATCAACGGAGGCAGCTTCTCGAAATAGGTCGGGTAACTGTTCACCAGGATGGAGCCGCAATAGTCCCACCAGTTGATGCCGGCCTCCCGGTACTTCTCCACGTTGCGCTCACCCTGCATAAATAACTGCAACTCGCTGCGGAGCTTCTTGCGGGCGATATTATGCCCCTCGAATATGTCAAGCAGGTCCGCCGGTGTCAGTGACAGCTGCTCGTTCAGAAGGTATTGTATATTTCCCTTCTTGTTGGTCTGTGTTTTTCCCGTGGCAAGAATCTTGTCCAGGATACGGTAATACTTGTTCATAGCCATTTCCTCCTTCTAAATTTGAAACACCCTAAAGATAAGGGGAAACGGCACTCCCTACGACATAAAACAACCCGTTCACACTGCAAGCGTCTTGCAGTCGCTCTGGAATCGTTTCACCAAGGCATAAACCTTACGTTCGCTCACCGAATACTTTTCGGACAATACGGCCACAGCATACGAGACTTTTTCACCTTGATCGAGTAGGCGGGTATAGTCCGCGTACAGGTCGATATACCGGGCATCTTCCAGACGGATGCCGGCCGCCTGAAGCCTTTTCAACAGCTCCCGGTTAAAGTTTAATATCTCAATCACTTTCATACAACAAAAAAATTATATCTTTGCATCGCCAATCATTTTTTAGACAACAAAAAAAACGTCAAACCGTGACAGAGGGTATTTGCCCCCGGTCGCGCGGTTTGGCGTTTCATGTTTATAAAAGTGATTGGCGTTACTTTTTAACAGGCCGGGGGCTTTTTTCTTATCCTCCCCCGAAGGATTTATTCCACCCGGTACTTCTCCGGATCAAAAGCGTCTTTCTTCCTCCAGCCGTCAGACAGCGTGTCCTGAACATGCTTCATGGCTTTCGTGTAGAAATCGGTCAGTTCCTCCAGTGTGACGAACTCCCGATATTGGGGAACCTCATCCGTACCGAACTTGAATGTCACGGGAAGCGTAGCACCACCAGTCTGTACGGCCAGATCATACGCTGCCTTATAATTGAACTGGTTTTCACTTGACAGCCATACCGGCATACCTTCATAGAGAAAACCGGAAAGTATCTCACGGTCAATTTGCTCATTACACCAGTCTGTAATGACGGACTTTATAGTATCCATGTGAGGTCTGCCGACAAAGCCTTCCTCCATGTAGGAGGCGGATCCGTCCTCACGTTCCTGTACATCCCAGCGGATGCGCCATCTGTTGCGTGCCGGGCTCACGCACTCGATCAGTTTTATCCCGGATGTTCCTTCTACCCGTTTCATGTAAATATGTATTTAGTTCGACCCTTGCCGAAGGTTTCCGTCTTGATGGTGGTCTCGAACGGGAAGCCGTCGGGCATATCCTTCACTTGCAAGAGGATGTTCTTCATCTCCTCGCTGTTGGTAAAGAACTTTTTCGGTTCACCGTTCATCTCAATGGCCACGATACAGCGGTCCTCGCCCTGTTCGGTCTTGATGCCCGTCTCGAAGTCCTTCACCACAATCGGTAAGTTCACCAGCTCCCGGATGCTTACCACCACCCCGGGAAAACGTTTCTTGCCGTCCTCCGGCTTGTAGGAAACGTTCAAGTCTTTAAATGATCTCATGTCTTTGCCTGTTAATTTTTTAAACAACGTATGACAGTCGGCGTGCTTGGCCATCCCGTAGAACGACGCTATCAGCTCACGCCTCCTCCTTCTCGATTTTACCTCGTGCATTTTTCGGGCGAACTTCTGCTTGATGCGCTTGCGAAGGCGGACATGGTCCGCACCGAAAGTCACATACCCCAGAAAGTCGATGCCCTCGCCCGGCGGGAACACGCGCTCGTTCCCCTTCACCAGGAGACCGGCACACTCCATGCGCCCGTGGACGGCATCACGAATCTTCCACAGTTCCGCTTTCGTTTTACCCAGTACGACGCCGTCATCACAATAGCGGTAGAAATGACGCACGGCATACCTGTCCTTCAGATAATGGTCCAGATACACAGACAAAAGCAAATTGCCCAGCCCCTGCGAGCTGCGCAGGCCGATACTCAGACCTTCAGGCATCAGGCGGATAAAGCTCTCCAGCATGGTCACGAGCTTTGCGTCCTTGAACACCCGGCTGACGCAATACATCACAAAATCCTGCTTCACGCTCTCGTAGAATTTGGTGATGTCAAACTTGTAACAGTAACGTGTACCATCAGGGTCTTCGGCCATGTCACGGCGGACATACGCCAGGAGGTCGTGCATCCCCCGTCTCTTGATACTGGCGGAGGTGGTACGGATGAAACGTTTCCGCAGATGGCGGTCCACCACCGCCATGATGGCATGCACGGCGATGCGGTCCTTCATCGGGATCACCTGAATGCGGCGTAGCTTGCCGCCCTCGATGATCTCGCGTTCACGGTAGTCCTTCACGCGGAAAGTACCGGATGCGATCTGCGCGACCAGCTCCTCCAACACCTCGGGCTTATGCGCGAGCAGATAGCACCCCTGGCGGCTGCGTTTACGCTTGCTGCCGCGAAGGACCTGCCGGAAGGAAGCCTCCATGTTGGAAGGCTCCACGATCTCCTCGATGATATACCCAACCCTGCGCATAAATTACTGTTTATTGCTTTTAATACGGGGCCTTCAATCCCCCGGGCCCGGCTTCTTCGAACCGTTTCCGGCCTACCAAACCCTACCCGACACTTTATTTTTCAGTTTTCCGGCCCTTACGGACCGCTGTTACTGCGGCTTGCCCCCCTCGGCACCACGGTGGGGACAAGTCCCCGGTGTTGTACGCCGATTAAAATTTCCTTTCGATTGTTGTTCAGACGAGAACCGATGTTCGTGTTCGTATTCGAGGAATCGTTGTTCGCATTCGACATCGAAACA